GTATAGATCGTAATAAAGCATTTGCTTTATAAAATGACATTTTACATTCCTACGCCAGTGGCAGTTACAGTTGCAGCTCCTGTTGAGCATGCACCAGAAGATAAACCATAATGTCCCTTAGGCATACACGCTGCACCCATTGTTACCTCAGTGTCAGTTGAATGCGATTGTTTAATTGTATGATTATTCTGTTGATTATCATAGTGACCCATGATATATCCCCAGTCTTGACCTTCCTCAACGTTGTCTTCACCATACGCTCTAATTTTATCAAAATTAGATAATGTTGCACCATCTGAATCTCTAAATTTAGACTTACCTATTGTAACGTTATTACCAGTACCGATGTAATGATGACCCCATTTAGTTGACTGGTTTTTACAATGTCCGTCTCTACCCCAGTTACCCCATGCTCCTGTACCAGACCATGTTGAGTTAGACCATGTAACGTAACGATATGTTCCAGCCCATGCAAAGTAACCTCTAAATTCCCCGCCAGCTGCATCACCGATGCCATCAGAACCAGAATCCCAACCAGCATACATAACCTCAGTTGGGAAGTGTAAACGAGAAGTGTCAGAAGAACCACCGCCATTAAACCAACCAGATTGACCTTTAATGTCTTGGGTAGCTGGAGGGTCAACACGGTTTGTTTGCATTCTCATACCACCAACGTGAGAACCATATCCAGCAGTACCATAAGAGATACCTTCGTTCTTTGGGTCATTACCTTGATATCCATACGTCACGCCAGAAGATGAATATCCATCACCAGAGTACATACGACAAGTTCCGTTATGTAAGCCATAAGAAGCAACCACTGAACCAGAACCAGACATACCACCGTTGGCAATAATGTAACCGTTATAATCTGAATAGAAACCATTTGTGTATGCCATGGTATTCATAATTTGTTCACCGCAATATAAAGTAGTATCTGTTGGGTGCCAAGTTTTATTTACAGAACGCCATGGATTTGAACCCTTGTAACCGCAAGCTACATAACCGTGCGTATAGATTGAACGATATCTCCACTGGCTATTGTCAATTGCAATACCAGCAGTTGAAGTTCCCATATATGCCCAGTTATAACCACCTGAACCAATTGAAACTAAAAACGCACCACGAGATGCGTCTGGTGTAGACGGGACTTCTTTGACTAGAACGTTATTTACATAGTATGCCATTAGACTTCCTCTAAAGAGAACTTATATCTCTTACCGTTTTTGTTATTAATGATATACAATTCATCTGCGCCCTCTTGTACTGTCCAGTTACCACGAGTTCCGTCAACAACGTTTCCAGATTCATGTTTCTCGTTAGATAAGTGCAAGTCAGAAGTGTAAACGTGACGCCATGCCATCGTAGTAGATCCGAGGTCATATGTAGAAGCTGCAGTTGGTACCATATGAGAACCTACGCCAGCAACTGTTATGTTATTAAAACCTTGTGTTCCTTGGAACGTATTGTTACCACTGAATGTGTGATTAGCAGAAATAGTTCTAGCATTGCTAATATGAACATATTGGCTGTGATCGTCAGAACCTAAATTAGATAATTCGCTATGAGCAGGTTCTTTAAATGTTTGATTAACCGCAGACTGTCTCATTGAAACGGTTCTTACACTTACAATTCTAACTTTAGCAACGTTACCAGTATAAGAGCCACTAGTTTGTAAAGTAACTTTATACATTGGTGCAAATTCTAAGAATGGTAATCCATAATCTTGGAATTGCTCGTTCATCGACTCAGTCACTGAGTTATAAGAAACACGACCCATAATAGCTTTAACAGGGCTGTTCTTATCGTTAGTTGCAACAATCCAATAGTTTAAGAACTTACCTTCACCAGCATCTGCTAAAGAACCATTACCAGATGTAACTGTGTTAATGGCTGCTGTTGCAGTTCCAGCAACCCAAGGTACTGTGGATTCTTTATTCAAAGAGTAAGTTGTACCATTTAAATACAATGTTTGAATATTAGCAGTGCCGTTTAGTACCTGTTGAAAATAACCGTTTGGAGAAGAAGCATGGTTAATTGTGTGAACCAAGTCTTCATCAGCTAAGAAAATTGGAGTAGTGAAAGACAGACCAACCGCAGAATCATTATTTGCTGTAAATGTTAGTGCGCCACCCGATCTCCAAATAGCACCCATATTATTATGTTGAGAGATATGCCAAGAAGTATCTCTAGAAGATGAGTGTCTTTCATCACCAACGATGAGTGCTTTAGATGTAAGTGTATCTAGGTAAATATTGGCAACTAAAATTGTATCAGAGAAAAGAGTATCAGAAGCAGTATTGAATACTTCTAATGTCATAGTTGTTGGGTTAATACCAATATAGTGATTACCAGGAGTTGCAGCTAAAGTTGTAGTAAGAGCGGTAGTCATGAAAGTTCTCTTACCTCTATACCAAACAAAGTAACCTTGAACTGTTGTTGCAGTTCCACCCATACCTGAGTGGTTTACACAGTAGTAGTATAATGTAGGTGCACTTGCGGCAACAACAATTCTGGTATAAGCACCAGCTTGTCCTGGTGTTCCGCTAGTTGTCACGTTGGTTGTGTATTCAACACCACCACCATGAGTTCCATTAGGTGTAATAGAAAATCTTAATGGGTGACCAGTATTAGATGCATCTGATTGATCAAAAGTATATGTACCACCCTCTATAAGTTCTAGAGTTGCTTGCATAACTCCATCAATATAAAACTTACCACCAGAAGCAGTTACATTAAAAGTCTTAGAAGTTGCAGTAGTACCAGAAGGTGCTAAAGTGAAAACTCTAGTTGCGTCAACATAAGATATTGATGATCCAGAAATTGACTCGAATCCAGTCATATCTTTTGTTACTGAACCAACAGTTTGCATAGCAAGAACATCAATAGCTTGTTTGATGTTATTTGGGCTCATATATCTGGTAGTAGTATCTGTACCAGTTTCCATTTGTGCTTGAGAAGCATTTGCGGTAGGAACAGTTGTTCCACCAACGTTGGCACCAGTAAGGGTCGCTACACCTGCGGAAAATTCTCCACTTGGACCACGCTTAACTAGAGTATTTGCTACGTTATTTACTGAAGAGTTTGCACCAGCAGTAACTGCGTTGTTCAAATTAATGAAGTTAGCATCAATTTCAGAATTACTTAAAGGAGAACCTTTTGTGGTAATACCAGTAGAAACAACGTTAAATGCATCAGCAGTAACTGCCACGGCTGCATTGGAAACTAGTGTAATCTGCGTATTAGAATCTACAGTAAGAACAGTACCAATTAAGGTTCCTCCGCTATTGGTAATCTGTTGACCAATAATTACTGCAGTTAAGAATGAAGTACCAACCCCAGTGATTGTTGGGCTTGACGTTAAACATGTTATAGTGCCTACACCCGCAACGGATGCATTAGTGACACGTGTGGTAATAAGAGCCATTTATCTTTCCCTAAAATGAAAGTTTTTCAACTGTTATATTTATATTATTTAGCATCAGCTATTTGCAAATAGAAAGAGGTCTACGGGGATAGCCAACCTTATATTTCCCTGATATGTGGACACAAAATGGTAAAGAAAGCTGGGAAATACCACAATATCCCCAGTTTCTGGTGTAAATCTTAGGTGCTTAAACCACTCTGAGAAGTTATTATCATAACCTCTATTGGCATTCTGTCGAGGGTCAGTAAACGATATCTCTCCACCAGAATTGTATTCTTCGCACATAATATAGAAAACTGCAGATAGTTGAGCACCACTATGGTTATGGTAGTTTATGGTATAATCATTTCCTTTACCAGCTACCCAACCATTAAGTCTATAACCACCTTTCCAATCTGATATTTCCTTTCCTATGGTGTTTCTAAGAAAAGAATTAAAAGAAGGAATGACGACAGTTTCTTTAAACTCCTGCATAACTTCAGACTTATTATCCAGTATATTCCTAGAACCAAAATCGTTCGGTGGAGACATTAAATCATATTCTGTAAATAATAAGTTTGCAACACTACTTGAAATCTCTGAACCCATTTTAGTTTTAGAGAAAGGTGTTGACCATAAATGTTGTATCATAGTAAAAACTCATCCATAAAATATACCCAAACATCAGGACACATACCTTGTTGTTTGTCAAAATCCCAAGTAACAGTTTCTAGGATTTTATCATATGTTTCTTTATCTTCGCTATATGGTACAAAGAATGGATCATTGGAATATAATAAGTTTGGGTTATCTAAGTAACTCAGGGGTGTATCCCCAAACCTTTCAGATAACCACTTACTGTAACATATTCCAACCATGTAACTTTTGGCTGGATAAATCCAACCTTTATTTTTGGTTTTAAAATAATCAATAGCTTCTTCGACAACGTTTTCCGTCATCTGTATATCAATATTATTTAAATCGTCTGGGTTTTCTTCTCTCAAACGATGATATACTTCTTGCCTAACTCGCCACTCGTTCATTTTTATACCAGTCAATTAAATGTTTAAAACCATTACAACTATTATCTAAACTCTTAACTTCTCTAAGATGCTCAGATAAACAGTTCCCATAATACTCGCAGTTCGAACAATATTTATTCTTACTTACACGATCCTTTTCTTTCTTACACCAATCCCAATATTGGTCTAAGTTATCGTATTCCAAAAAGAATTCATTATCGTTTAAATCAAATTCCAACACTGCATACTTACCATGAGGTGTTATATAGATATGGTCGTCTGAAAAACTATTTCTTTCTTTGGAAACTACAGTGTCCAAAAGGTGTTGATTTACAAATGCAAACTTCTTATTAGAATACTGTAAAAAAGATTTGACTTTATTTTCATACTCAGTATATAATACGGTGTGGGTGTTTGACTGATTAGAACTATACGGTTTTATCTCTACTGACTCTAGATTGGGTAATAAGTTTAACGACTCAATCATTTCAACAGTATCTAACTCTAAGAACTTTGGAGATGCGAGCATAAGAATAGAAAACGGTTTATTTAAAAGAGCCATATTTCTGTAAACTCTTTCGTGTTCTTCTCTAGCTTCAAAATCATAAGAAACCGAAGTATAAACTCTTGGGTCTGTTGTAATATCATTAACAGCCGAAAGGTTTGTTATCAGATTGATGTCTTCAATTCCATATATCTGTAATATTTCAATTAGTTTATTCCAATAATCTTTACAGATTAATCCAACCTCACCACCATAAATATCAACCATGTCAATTTTCACGGATGATGTTATCTCTCCCAACATTTCTTCTAATCTAGATAACTTTAATAATTTTCTATCAGATAATTGCGACTCTGTAAGGTAGCAAAAATCGCAACGAAAATTACAATAATATGTAGGGTTGATAGATAGAATCATAAATGCCAGTTTATACTTTTCGCAACATCTTTTGCTGGACTGATGCAATCTTCAGTATTCATAATCTTCATTAAAGTATGAACACCTCGTTCGGCACATTGTGCAACAAACTGACAAGATTTACATTCTTTAGCTTGCATAGCAAATTCTAATTGTTCTACAAATCCACTATTATAACTTTCATAAACACCAGATAACGTCCAGTCGTTTTTAATTTCAAACAACTCATCGAAGTTGGCTAAACCTTCTAGAATAAATGGCGTTAGATATAACTTACCAGCTTTATAAAATATATCCCAATCTCTACCTTCTGAATCTTTTACTTCAGCGATATCTACAGAGTTACCATATTTCTCTCTGGCTGATGCCATTATACTTTTTAATCTCTTTGCAGAATCTATAAACTTTGTAGAATTATCTTCTTCGCGAAGGTTTGCCCTTGCATGACCTAATACTAAATCAACTGCAAAGTCTTCAAGAAGTGGAGAATTATATACCTTTAAAACTAGCTGTTCTGTAATATTTTTATCGTTCTCTTTATCGTAAATAGAAGTTGTTTCATAATTTACAATAAGATAAGTTTTGGTATGAGTTACGTCTGGCATTTGACTTAATACTAAATCTCTACGACGTCTAATTCTATCAATATACTGTTTATTATCTATATGGTACGCTTCAAATGGTATTACAAATTTTACCATTTTACCAGCAAGCAACCAGTTTAATTGTTTACCAAGCCTAATATAGTTTTCGTCAAATGGGTCTAAGAATGCGCAGTTGATAGCAGTCTTCATGAACTTTTTAGATAAAGATTTTATCCTTTCGCTAGATAGGATTTTATCTCTATTAATACTTGTCATAATATCTGTTGGACCAAGTGCTAAATTCATAGCTGGGAAACCATTATTGTTTAGGTCATCAATAAGAATTTCCATGCGATCAAAGTCTTCTTCGCTTGGATATGAGTTACCCTCTTTATCAACATTGCAACCAGTGCAATTAAATTGACAACCATTAGTAACTTCTAAATTAAAATCAATTAGTTTCGTTAGCACGAATAATATCCTCAGCTAGAGTTTTCATTTTACGGCAATGAACCTCATTCAAACCATAATCCTTATGGTCTTTAATAGTCTTTTTACACCCATTACAAATCTCGAACATTGGACAGGTATAACAACCTTCTCCATTCATAGTTTGTAATTCCATTACGTGGCGGATGGGAAATACTTTTTCTCCAACCATCTCTGTTTTAAAATCTATCGGAAACTGTCTGTCGTCTCCAAATGCTCCACAAGAATAATAATCTCCAGAAGGTTGTAGTGTACGAATACCACCATCACATTCTCTATTCTGAGGGCAACAAGTAGCTTTACCCTTTAGACGTTTCATCATCTGTTTGGTATTAAATTCCCAGGGTGCTAAACCACGCTTCCATATTTCTATGTATATCTCGTAAATATCGGCTAGAAGATATGGTTTACCTTCTTGACCCATAATAATGTTTTTAAACTTAACAGGTGGTCCAGATGAGAACGCATAATTTAATTTACATTCAACACCCATTCGTTTTGCAAGCTCTACATTTTTAATTGCAAGATGTTCGTTTTCCTCTGTGATTACAGAAATAAAGTCAGGTCTATAACCGCAGTGTTTAAACATAGCGTCTGAAACATCCCAAAAATCTTCTTCAGTGAATTCTGATAAATCACCCTTTAATCTCCCGCCACCATATTGGAATGATGTAGTGATACCCATTCTTTGGTGGTTGAAAAGGTCAACCCATTTCTCTGGGTTTTTATAAAATGGCCATAGATTACTTGTAAACGAAATACTAGCGTGTGAACCTATCGAAATACTAGCGTGTGAACCTATTTCGTCTAGATGGCGAATAATCTTCCAGTAATATTCTGGAGGCATCATTAAAGGGTCACCGCCATTAACGATAATTGTATTTGTTTCTGGGAATCGTTTTAAGAAATCAAAGATGTATTGATGGTCTAGTTCTTGACTCTTATCTTCAGTGATATGAGTGGAAGAACAAAATGTACATTTAAAGTTGCACTTTTCGGTTGGTTTAATTATTAGATCCATACCTCACCCAATAATCACCATCACGTTTAAATCCAAACTGTTTCATAACTTCACGGTGATACGGTTCATGTGTTATTCTTCTTTGATTCATAACTAAATGTAGACACTCTAAGTATGACCCAGAAGGGCAAATAATACTTTTATCACCGAACATTAAAATTATGTCACCCCACATTTTACGAATGAATGCTCTAACTTCAATGTTACTTTTTCGATTCATATATCCTGCGGTTTTTATAGTTCCTATGATAACCTCATCGTCGTAGATATGAATCATCGCAACACCTTTTTCTATATGTTCTTTATTTTTACAATGAACCCATTGAACATCATATTTACTTCTTTGACTATCATGGTATAAGTCTGGATCTATATTTTTATCGCTAAACCATATAAAAAAGTATGCTCTTCTTTCGCTAATTCTAGGAACTACTGGATATGTTACACGTAAATTATCTAATTGAACTTCAACATCAGATGGCGTTTTTGGTGGAAGAATAGTTGGTTCTTCTGAGTAATCGTACATTGTCGATATATCGGTGCGTAATTTTGTAGACACATTCATGTAATTCTTCCCTGAACTTATAATCATGTTGCATAAAACAACTAAAACTGCATCGCTCTAGATACTCGCAAGAAACGCAATCATATTTTTCTAAGAAACTATTTTCGATTGCAGAGTTATCCATCTTTTCAATCTTAGAAGAATAAAACTTAATAACCTTTTCATCCTGTACTAGATTACCACATTGACACATTGTACCGTCTGCAAGTATTAACTTACTTGAACGACAAGATGCATAGTTTTTATCATTCTCAATCCAATCAGCTATTGGATGAACCTTTGGGTAATTATCTATTAAATGTTTAAAAACATCTCTCAGTTGCATATCGCTGGGTGCTTGAAACTCAGCGGATTCATCTGGCATGTAATAATCAAAATAGATATAATATCCTTCATTGTATAACTTTTTGAAATAATTGTCTTTATCTTTTAAAATATAGTCAATGTTTGGGGAACTCAAAAGCATGCTAATACAAGTAATTCGTTTACCGAAATACTCCATATTCTTTTTGAACACCATTAAATCATTTACATTAAAACGACCACGTGGGTCATAAGAAGTAACAAGATTTGATTCTACACCAACAGATTCAGAATATGACAATAAAGATTCTATAAGGGCAATCTTATTTGTTACTAAGTTGGTGACCCAGTTAATCTTTACTTTTTTATTGTAACGAACAGCAAGGGTTCTAATCCCAGCAATTAACGCTTTGTATTCAAAAAGCAGATGAGTATCAAATATCTCAGGTGCAAAAACCTCGCCACCCATTGCATTAAATACAACAGATTCGCGAGGTTCTGTTTTTAGAAACTCTTCAATCGGTTTCAGTTTTTCTGAAACCGTATTAATACCAATTCTATTCTCGTGGTCTTGCCAGCAAAACGAACATCTTAAATTACAATACTCAAATAGATGTAACGTATATTCTTGTTCAGGGTCACGTTTGCGATCAATAATAAATTCACGCATGTTATAGTAATCTATATTTCGATAGATCTCTTTCGTTAAATTTTTCTGCTAAGAAGAATTGTAAAAGTGGGAAGTTTACATTCTGGAAATCAAATCTTGGAACAATTGCTGTGTCGAACGGTTCTCTAGTAATATAGTCAATAATACTATCCATATCTTCGTCAGATAATTTGTCAGCGCATGCAGCAGTCACATAATCAAGAGTTCCAAAAACAGTTTGATTAGTTTGCATACCCTCAAACTGACCAAATATTGATAGTAGAGTATCTTTTAATTTTATTGCTTTTTCTTCGCTCAAACCTTCAAGTTTACATTCACCATATTGATTCTGGTCACGTTCCCAAATCTCATCATCGGCATAAGACTCTAGTTGTGGGATTGGAGCAAGAGGATCTAATAAAGTAATATCAACTAATTCTGGATCAATATTAAATGTACTTAAAAATTTATGATTAGTGATATTCAATAAGACCATTTGACGGTTATCAGTAAACATTTCTTTTAACCAACGTCTTAAGAACATATGTAGAGTCTTGCGCAGTTCTTCTTTTCTAGAAGAATCGCCAGACAAATATGTTGCAAATAAAAACTCATAGGAATAGTTTAATTCCATGTTTTCAAAAAGTACTGGGTCAATTTCTTCAGCTTGCTCCCAAACTTCTTTAATATCACCAACACCTTCCCATAGAGAATTTAAATTTACACTGTAAACGGAAGATAGTTGAGTGTTCGAAACTATACGTTGATTATAGATTGTAAAGTCTACAATCTTTTTGAAACTTTCAAAATCTAAATTTGGAAGAATAACCTTAAACCACTGAGCCATAAACTTTTTATAAGATGACTTATCGCAGTAGATTATAACTTTCTTTTTTGAGTTATTAGCGAAATCTTTTATTGAAGCGATGAATCCAGCGAAGTCATCTTTAACAATATCGTCATAAGATTGGCTATATGTGATTAACTCGCCATATGCGACTTTATCTAATTCTTTGTACATTGAAACGCCATATCGCTCAGAGATTACAACTCTGTCGAAATTAATTTCAATTTTATCATCAAACTCTAAATATACTTTGTTAAACAGGTGTAGCATTTGCTAATTCCTCTATCGTTTTTTGTTTAGCTGAAATATAAGTTTCACCTGTTATCATTCCTTCAGCAATTCCGTAAGTCAATAAAAATAATGGATTATTCTCATTAGCCCAATACGAATACATGTTCTTACCTCTGAACATATAATCATCAAAATAGCGAGTATAAAATTTTAGATTATCAGGGTTAGTGTTTTCGTAAAACGAATAAAAATATTCATTCTTTAATAAGCTGATAAAATTGATACCAACAAGTTCATCGGTATCGTCTTTTTCAAATTTTTCTGCAAATTCTTTAAAAGATTCACCACCAACAATATACATGTTGTATAGTGATAAACTTTCTAATTTAGAAACCCAAATCGACAATATCTCTTTATTGTCTAAAATAAACTGTTCATCGTTTAAAGGAATTAAACCCTTTGTTTGATGTAAGATATGATTTACAGCTTTTTCTAATGATGGTACATTTACCAACATAGTTGTATTTAAATAATCTCTTATCAAATCATAAACTTCTTGTTCTTCACAACCAGTAACGTTGATATCACATGGGACATCTAAATTTGAAAGATATGTTAAAAGTTTTGCACCTTTTAAAGAACTGTCTTTATAATTTAGAACAAAAAATGTACTTTTATCTGTAAAATACTTTTTCAAATTATCAATAGAAATTGGCGCAATAGTTTCAACAATATTCATTATCTTCTTCCTCTAGAACTATGACATGATGAATGACAAGAAGCGTGACAAACGTTCACTTGGTAATCCCCAGCCTTGACAGCCCTTGCTCCATTATATGCAGCACGCATATTCGCAAACATAACTTCTAAGCCACCTGCAGTAACAATGTTACCAGCATAAACGTTATCTCTACCAGCACTAACACCTTGTAAATAATTATCATTCATGTAAGCGATAGCAGTTTGGTCATATACAACACCAGGAGTTGGTCGAGAACCTGTATTACCGCCACCACCGTCTACGAACAATACAGCTCGCATTGTTCTAATTTTAGTATATCTGTATGTCTCAGTGATTAATGTGTCGTAAATATTCTGAGCAGTAATATCACCATCGGCATTTGTACCGATACTATTACCATCAATTTGAATACCTTTACCACCAGTATCTCCACCAAAAAGATACGCATACCCACCAAATTCACCAAATGGCCATGCGTTAGTTCCCCAAGAAATTCCTGGGTTGGCTGAATCTCTTACATATTCTGCAAAACGGTCTACAATATTCTGTCTTGTAATTGGATCGGTTAATGCCATTATAGTTCCTTAAGAATCCATACTTTCTTTTTACTTAGTTGTTTCATTAGACTTTTAGGTGCACCGCAAACATTATCTTGCCATGATAACTGATGACAATCACCACCACAGTAACTAAAAACCTCGCAACTGTAACAAAGTGGATTTCTGCTGCGTTCACACGCTATATTTTCTATCCGTATAGGGTTATTTATAAGTTCATCTATATCCATATTTATGTGCCCGAACTGTTGTTCGGGTGCTGAGTTTGGGCATCCTGCAATAGAGCCATCAGCGTTCAGTGTGAATATCTTTTCTTCACAATCTCTACAAAAAGTACCACCCTTTGTAAAACCAGTCTCGAATTTAGAATATACCGTCTCTAGAAAATCGTTTTCAAACCAATCTCTTGCACCATATTTTTCAGATTGTTGATGCATTTTTAAGAACCAAGCATCTTGGTCTTTATTAGTGGGGAAAATCTCTGGGTGTTTATTTGCTGAACCATTGCCAGTTAGACGCTCAAAAGAAACCTCTTGAACACCCAATCTACGAATCCACCTTAGTAAAACTATTGGTTCAATATTAATAGTGTCGGTTGTAACGCTGATATTCATTCGGACAGTAATGTTTCTTCTTAATAATTCTTTTACATTACTGTGCCACAATTCATATTGTTTTCTATTAGCGAAACGAATCTTAGGATCCCAAGAAGTCGCAATACGTCTATTAAAAACATCTTCTATTAAACCGAAGTGACGCTCATACATTTTAAATACGAGGTTTGTTGTTGCACCCCAAGTTGCGTTTGGTAATTTATTTTTAGTAAAAAACCAAACATTTCTCATTTCTGAGGTGTCAACTAGGAAAGGTTCACCGCCATGAAATTCGCAGTGAACTGTATCATTTTTAGATATATTGTTTGAGAATTTATCTAACCACTTAATTACTTCTTTGTGATTCCAATATATCTTTGGACCATCAATACCGTTGGTAAAACAATGCTTGCAATTAAGATTGCAAGTTTCTGTTGTTTTCAGGTATAGCATCCAGTTCATAATTTTTCGCTTTATGTATTAAAAATTTCTCAAGACCAAAACTCAAAGTAAATGCACTTTTCTCGTTTAGAGCCATATGTGGGGTATTCGCTGGGATAAAAACTTCTTCACCAACTTTTAGGGTTGTATATTTATCATCTATAATTAAAGACTTCTCTCCGTCAACGCAGTATATAATCACATCGTCTGGGTCAGTATGCATACCAAAACTTGGAGAATTTTCATGTGCTATAAAACCATGACAAGTAACTGCACCAGCATGAGCGTGTTTTATTTTATACCAAGAACATCTATAAAAAATTGATGGTGAATACTTTTCCATACCTTCTAACTTTACAGTTTTGTTTTGGTATGAATATAGTTCGCTATAATGACTAAGGGGGATTTGCTCCCCCTTATCGTTTATTATTGAAACCAGCTTTTGTTCATAAGGCAAGGGGTTGTGTAAAAATCCCACAACTTCATCTAATGTTATCACTTAATAAAACACTCCACCAATTTAACACCAGCATCTAAGTTAGTTTCTAAAGCCTGTCCAAATACATTTTGACCGTCGCCTGCGATTGCTTTACCGTCTTGATTTGAAATAATTGTTTGACCTTTACGGATTGGACCAACAACTAAAACTGGAACACGACCAGTAAGACCAATAGCTTGACCTTCTGCTTCATCGTTCATAACAAATGCAGGGTTCGTAGAAATAACACCCATAACACGCTGACCAGTCTGGAAACAAGCAGTAGCTTCAGCATCGCCTGCCATAGCAACTACCATTACAGTTCCTGGTGCATATTCTTTATCTGTTTTATATTTTTCTGCCAAGTCAGCGTAAGTAGCTGATGTTGAACGACCATAAATTACGTTAAATCTATTTGCAGATTGACCAATATCGCCAGTTAAATTATTACCAGCCTTTTGAATTGCAGAAACAGTTGGTTGTAAAGTCAATGCAACTGTTACGTCACCTGCAACGGCATCAACGTTTGAAATTTCAATAGAGTTACCAGCAACAAATTTACGAACAACTGAAGTGTTGTCAGACTTTCTAACTAAAAAGCCACCACCAGTAGTTGCAGATAAACCAGTAAGAGTTGCGTGGTACGCTTGAACGTCCGCACCGATAACTAATCCTAAATTAGTTCTTGCTGAAGATGCATTAGAAGCACCAGTGCCACCATCTTCAACAGCTATGTCAGTAATACCAGAAATAGAACCACCAGTAATTTCAACTAGGTTTTTATTTTGAATAGCCAGAGTTCCTAAACCAAGGTTAGTTCTTGCAACAGAAGCCGTTGTAGCACCAGTACCACCGTGGTCTAACTGAACAACACCATCAACGTTTGTTGAGTTACCAGTAACAGTACCAACAACGTTTCCAGTTACGTTACCTAAGACGGCACCGACGTGCACGCCATAAAACTGGTTTGCATAAATGTTAGAAAGAGCGTCTCTAACAACAACCGTATTCGGGGCAGTTTGCACGTTCGGATATCTACCGTGAAGCATGTCAGCGTCTAGCGTAGAACCGATACCTGCATTACCTTCAAGAATAGATAAAATGTTTGGTGCAGTAAAAGAAGCAGTATCTAACTTCTCCGCAACTTCTGTATTAAGTGCGTCAAAATTATGGTCAACCTCTTCAATGGTTAACGGTCTTTCTTTATCTTGTCTTAAATGAATAACAGCCATTATTTGCCTTTTTCTAATAGTTGAGTTAGAATACTTTTAATATCACCTAAATCTGATTTAATGTTATTTATTTCATGTTGTAGGTCATTTACAGTATCCTGCAAATGCGTTTGTTCATTTGCTTTGGATAATGCACGCATTCTAGCCATTTTATAATTTTCAAACGATCTCTTATCAGTATTTATGACACCACCATTGGCGGTGTCTTTTTTAAACTGAGAGAAACCTTCTACCTTTTCAAGACTCATGACAATGCTAATAATCTTAAGTTTCTTAGTTTCGGTACAAACACAGGGTTTGTTGATTTCATAACGACCTTAATCTGAACATTATTGAAAGGTTGTAGATTAGGAACAGTTATATCACGTTCTACGAAAGTACCCTCTGTATCTTGGTTATTAGATACGAAACCAGTATCAACCCAACGTAATTTCTTCAAGTCAACGTTACCAGACCAAGTTCTGTAATATACTTTAACTTCAGTATTGTTAACAATGTTACCATCAAACAACACTTTGATAATTTCAGCTGCCTGGGTCAAAGATAGAGTTCTTGTAATATATTGGGCTTGGTTAGAAACACCATATGGAGAAGTGTCGTCTACGAAACGGTCATAAATTGTAATCTTGAAATCTGGATCAGTGATCATATCAATTGTTGCAGTAGTAGCAAACGCACCCTGTAGAACAACTTTGATAACATCCAATTCTTCGTTACCTGCGTAAACAGTTTTATCTTCAACGGTTTGTACATCTTTAATCATGTAAGTACCATTGATTCCGTTACCAACACCTTCAATCTTAAGTTGTTTACCAACACGAGCTGATGTTAATAAGTTATCAGCAGTGTCAATATTTGTTCTGATTGTGGCATCGCCATCAGCGTTGTTCTCGAAATACAGATTACCAGCTGCCTTAATATAGAAGGCTTCGCCAGCTGCTGCGTTTTGAGCATTACCAGTTAAAGTGATAGACTCGTTGGAGTTAACTGTAGATACAGTTCCAATAACAGTATTATCAACTTTCTTATATAGAATATTACCAGAGAATACTTGAGATTGGAATAGAGTACCAACGCCAGTAACTGTTGTAGAGTTTGTCGCTGCAGAAACAGTACCTGTACCATCTGATACTAAGTCAACGTTAGTAATATCACCCTGTGTTAACAATACACGACTATCAATTTCTGGAACGTTTACAACAGAAGCAGAAGTCTTGTTGATAAGGTTAGAAACAGAATATGCTGATAACTGTTGTAAGTCAATAACAGGAGAAACGTTCTCGTTTGTAGATTGCAATACTGCTCTAACTGTCAATGGTGCAGTTACAACGTTATCAATAACTGGATAGTTATCATATGATGGAATGTTTATTCTTGTAGAGAATGTGTAGTTACTATTTGGAATAAACGGAGTATAATTTGTGAAAGTGCTTGTTCCAGATCTTAAACCTTTTACATAGTAATCAATCTTTGTGTCTGGGAAAACAATATCAGAAGTTTTTAGATATAACATATCCATAGCATAACCACGAGTAATACTTATACCTACACCACCATATTGACCGTTTACAAAGTTAGCAGTTGTACCTTGTATTAGGTTATTACCAGTGCTATCTTCTGTAATCTTTAGATTGATCAAGAAACTATCTTTTTCTAGTCCTAAAGAAAGAACGTCATGAGAAGTGTTTAGTAGTGTATGTGGGATACCAAGAGTTGTACTATTAGCACCATACAAACCTTCTGACACTCCAGAAATCTTAACCTTTTGTCCAGCCAAAATACCATGATTTGGAGCATTAACTCTAATATATGTAGAGCTGGTTGTGATTCTAAATGGATCAACTGGCAGGGTTACCATCTCAGGTGGAGTATTTCTTAAATACAATTCTGCAATAGTGTTAGTATTAAATTTAGCAGACTTCATTATAAACTTAATATCTAACAGAGTATGGATTTCCCACTCTTGTGCGTTCTGAGAAGCATATAGAGAACCAGTCAATGGTTGACCTGCAATAGTGTTACCTGTTAGGATATCCTGTTGACCCATCTCAGATACCCACAGTTGAGCACCTGGTTCATCAGTCATAACTACGAAGGCATAAGTTTCACCATCTTGTAAATATACTGGGGACTTGAACTTGAATGTGGTTACCGCAGAACTGTCATCAGAAACGTTAATTTCAGCTGCAGTCTTAGTTACCTTAGAGAAAGGAATTGTCTTTGTTGAAGAAGGTACACCATTATCAGTTGGACGTAATTCAATAGAAATTGGTCTCTTACCAGATTCCATAAAATACAAATCTAGAGATGTTAAGAAAACACCACCTGGATTGTTAACTGTAAATGTCTGAGCCAATGGGTCATAAGCATACTGGTAAATAACCTTAGAGCTTACTGTAGATCTACGAACAGGTGGTAAACCTAGTTCTCTAGAATCTTGGAAAGCAGAAGATTGAACAAACTCAACAGCACGGCTTGAAACAACAGTACGTTCTTTATCTAAAGAGATACCTTGTGCGTAGTAAACTGCAGAACCAGTAGAGTCAAAAGAAGCATTACTGTTAGTGTAGTTATCTGTTAATTTGAAAGTACGTTCGCCAGTACGGAAAGATAATGCTTCAGTTTCTGGGATGTAGAATACACCAACAGCAGTACCGTCATTATTTGTTATCATAGAGTCGCCAACAGATTTCATAGTTGGCGCATTAGCTGAAATATTAGAACCGTTGATTTCAGTAACTGTTAAACCGTTGAACGAACCAGTAGTACCGATAGCAACAGTACCAGTTAATGTTTCACCGATAGCAAAACCATTCTTAATATTAGCAACGTAGATATCTTGAGTAATTGGTCCAATTGTATCAAACGATGTAATATTATCGTTATGAACAACAACGCCAGATGCTTTTAGACGATATACTTTACCTTTTAGGTTATCTTCATAACCAGTTCCTGGAGTATAAGCATCAAATGGTTGAATTAAAGAACCATCTGGATTAGCAACAGTAATGCTACCACCAGAAACAGCAATAACCTTAAACACTTTTAAGTTAAGTTGTTTAGATGTTACAGAGTTATCAACAATACCTGAACTGATACCAATACTTGTACCAGAGTGGTCGTTATATGTTCTCAAGTCAATACCGTTATGGAAGTTCATGTTATAGAATAAAACATGGTTTCCTGGTTTAATATTGTTAGCGTCTTGAACAACGAAGCTGAAAGATGCAGCTGCAGTTGTTAGGTGAGAAATACTAACAATATTTGTTGGAACATGAGTAGTGTTAGTTAGAACGTCGCCAACACCGAACGCTGGTTCAACACGACCACCATTTTCACCAATAACAGTTGTTAATCTAGTGTCATTATATTCTCTTCTTGGATCATCAGAAAGAATATTGTTCTGTAGGTCTTCGAAGTTGAAAGACATTAAAGAGTTAGAAACTCGTGTAACTTTGAATAAGTCCGCTGGTTTAACATATGTGTTAACCGCAATGTTATCAAAGTAAGAATAGAACTTAGTTTTTGGTTTTAAGTTTTGAGCAACAAAAGTAATCGGGCGAGATCTCATATATGGGATATATGATAAATCTACAATTCGGTCACCATAGTTTTGAGTGTTGACAGAAGAATTTAAATTAGTTGTAACACCAGTTCTTGATTGATAACCAGTCCAATCAGTATATGTTGTTTCGTAACCAGTAACTTTTAACCAGTCGCCCCAAGTATCATCAAACTTATCAAAGATACGTGTTTCGCTTTGAACTGATGTACTAGTAATAGAAGTCCAGTTAGTCTGCCACTCGTTCCACTTAGTTCCAGTTACACCAAGTTTATCAGCCATGAATTTAATAGCGTCGTAATTATTATCATCAACGCGAATCAAATCTGGTCTACGGTTTACAGATTTCCAGTTATCACCCTCTGGGTATAATTGAATTTGACCTCTGAACGCACCCATAGAAATGGCATGAATATCCATTGTACGAGTAGCATTGTTATTGAAAATATATGAATTTTCTGTGTATGGTAGAGTGATAAGATCGCCAGTCTTCTGGTACAATCTATTACCACGGTCAGCACCAGATACTAAGTCTTCAACTAATTCAAGAGCATTAGTGTAATGTGCTGGTCTTAGAATCTTGTTTTGTGAATCAACAGAAATTCTATAATCTTCGTTTTTAACATCACCAATACCGTGACCTGTAAATTGGTCAACAATGAAACCGTTCTTGAAACGATCTAGACCAGTTTTTTCATCAACGATTTGTAACTGAGCTGTATCTTTTTCCAACATAGAAAGAGTAACATAATACTCAAGGTTGGAAATACGACGCTCTAGTTTACCAATGTCATTCATTGTGTAACGACGGTTATCACGTTGTGAAAGAACGATTTGGCTAACTGATTTAGTATATGGTGGGATATACACAGAACCTAATACTAATCCTTCTTTTGGATCTTCTGGTTCCTTAGCTGTAAATCCTGGAACACCTTTGATAACATTAAATTTACCAAATGAATCCAAAACAACTTTATCAATACGACCAACATAAGTCGCTCTCGGTGCTGTCACATCAGAACCAATTTTAGGTAGTTCTGGATAGAAACCATTAGTTGTAGTCAAGATTGGTCTAAAGTCTAAAACGTCAGTTAAACTAGTTTCAGTTTGTTTACCATTAGAGTCTGTTGTATAGAATGAAGGAATCTCAGAATAATCAATACCACTTGCAGTAGTATATGAATCAACTGAGAAGTAATTACCATCAGTAATACCAGAAACAGTAAAGAACCAGTATGTTACACGAATTGCACCATTAGGTACAGGATATCCTGGTTTTAGATTAATCTTACCATAAGTGTAGTAAGTTGGTCTTTGACCGTTATCAAGAGTATAGTTATCTGTAATGTCGATAACGTTGTCTTCGTCAAATGTATAGCTACCATCAGGTGTGCATTCAATTTTTATAAGTTTGAAAATATCACCGTGGTTTAAATCAATTGTATTAGAGTTGATAGTTCTCTTATCGGTGATAATCATCTCACCGTCAACTTTATTTAAGACTTTTGGTTTCTCTTGAGCAGCTGCAGAAACTTGTTGAACAGAAGCAATTAGGTAGTATGAATCGTTAGGAACGTTCCAGAAGTTAACTTGTTTTCTAATTGTATCATTATCAAAAGTGATATAGACGCCAGTTGTATCGTCTGAAGAGAATGGAACTGGTAGGTTTGTTGTTTTATTAATTAAAACATAGTTTTCTAAGTCTGCATCTGATAAGAAAGTCTCATCAACGTTTGTAACTTCAAACCATGCTTTGTTAGTGTTCGTTGCCATGTCAGCAAACTGTCTACGAACAACAACCTCAGTACTCTTAACTGTATCTGAACCATTTTGGAATCCACGTAAAGTTTTAACGTTTGATTGACCAACAGGTAACAGTAATGTTTCATATTGTGGTTCATGCAACATAGCAGTGAACACAGTAATTCTTGCATTACTTTGGTTAACTAAAGAGTTACCAGTTAAGGTAATACTGTAATCGCTATTGATTGTAGAAACGATACCAGCTAACTGATCATTCAGATAAATCATATCTCCTGGTAGAACATTGTTCAAGAATGTTGTACCGTAACCAGATAGAGCATTGGATGCAGTAGAAGCATTACCAGTGCCAGCTAATTGATATGTTGTTGGAGAAATGTTAGCAGAGAAGTTTAAACCACCTTGGATACCAACAATACTCTTAACGGAACGTTCGAAAGAACCACCGTTAAACATGTTAATATCAAACAGACCAAGTTTATATTCTGTTTTAGTGTAAATTGTGTCTGGGTCTGAAAGTTGTAAAGCTCTAACTCTTGCAGTACCAACAATATTTGTTGTAAGAGGAGCATTAGAAATTTCACCACCAGTTGAGTTGTTAATGTAAAGGTTGTTCAACAATCTAATTTGTGGTGGGTTTGTAGATGAGTAACTAGAACCACCGTTTGTTACTGCAACTGACTGTACAACACCGTTAGATACAGTAACACTTAAAATAGCACCAGAGCCAGAAGCAGTTACTGGAATTACACCGCATCTTAAGTCTGCCTGAGCAGCAACTGTTGAGAAACTTGCACTGTATCCAAATCCACCATCATCAACGATAACAGATTGAATAACGCCACCAGAAACAACTGCTCTACATTGAGCAACTCTTGGTTGTAGAGTTTTTACAAGATAAACTTTCTCAAATGTGTCTAAATTTGGAAACTTGTATAGGTTGTTAATATCAACATAATTACCGATATTCAAACCGATGGTTTGAGAAGTTGTACGTTGAATATGGTTACCTTCGTTACCATCAATTTCACGTGCTTTGTCAAATTCAATAAAGTTTGATGTAGATGACTCAACTTCATATCCGTGAATATATGCTTTTCCTGGATCAACAACTAAAACAAATTTGTCGTCTGAACCATATGTTACGCCAGCAGTTGGTAAAGTACCATCTGGTAGAGGTGTATATACACCATTGTTAGATCCGTTATTTAAATGTTCACGGACTGACATTTTGAATTTGTTAACTTCATAGTTACCAGATTCATCAAATGTACGTCTTGCAAGAGTTTTCTCTAATTCAGCGTATGATGATTTTTGTACCTTTTGTTGAACACGACCGTTATTAATACGAACTAGTTCAATAAACTTAATGTTATCAGTTGAAACTAGGTCAAGTTTAACAAGAGAAAGAGAGATTTTATAACGGTGAGCACCTGGTGCTGCGAAGTTATAAGAACCAGTCGCATTATCTAGAATAGACTCATCATCTTCTGGCGCCACTGTTTCTTCTGTAACTTTAAATCCAACACGGCAAGAAGGTGTGTTATTGAAACGACCAACGTATAATTTTAAGTCATCGTTACGAACAAATGTACCATCAACATAGTAGATACCAGCAGCAACGTCAACGCTGTAACCATAACCAAGAACGTCTGAAGATGCATCACCAGTGTATGTTGTTGGAGTTTCACCAGAGTTACCAGTTAGTTTAACAATAGCAGTAATATCAGTTAATTGGTCTTCAGTTAATCTGAAGTTAGTAGACATTAAGTTGTCTTCAGTATAAGCGATAATGTTTTCGCCAGGAAGTAGACGGTTAGTTGTATTGTCTGGTGCAGTACCTTCAACTTTACAATAAAGGGTTGGGAAACTTAGTTCATCCACAACGGCAGAACCACCAGATGTGTCAAGAACACGCATTTTAACACCAGAAGTTTCGCCAGTGATAATTTTGTTCTTAAATGTCTCAATATATGTTGTAACGTCAATTGTACCAGTAAACTGTTCAAGTTTAATAAAATGAACTTTGTTATCAACGTTTACAGAACCTGGGATTACTTGGGAACCGTTCTTGAATACGTGGTTACCAAATCTAGAAACTTGGTGTTGTAAAATTGTTTGCAGCTGTGTAAGTTCACGAGCCTGAACTGCGTAGCTTGGACGGAATAGGATTCGATAGAAGTCTTTATTGGCTTCGTAATCGTCAAAATACGGTTCTGTATTAAAGTCTAGTGCCATTCTTTGTTCTCTTTATAAAGGTTAAACTATATCTTTATTTAGTTTAGAATTGGATAATAGTTCTCAAAGTAATTGTTTCATCACCAGAAGGAGTGAAACCTTGTTTGTTGTCAATATACATCATTTGACCAGAAAATTTGTCAAAATTAGGCATACCTGCAGAAATAACAGTAAAGTTATCTGTAATATTTGATGTTTTAATAAACACATCATTTGGTTGAGGTAAATCGCTGTCTAATGATTGAACCAACGCATAAGATGAAGAGAAAGAAATAATTCTATATCTCTTTTTAGATTTTGTAGAACCAACATATGTCAGAACAGCAAAACCGTTTGCCTCAGAACCTAATGTAGAAGTTGGAGGAGTAGAACCACCAGTACCAGCGACAACTACTGTATAGATTCTATCTTGATACCAAACGAACTGACCTTGGGTCATATTTAATGACGGTGCCCATTCAGTGTCTGGTGTATAAGTTCTTTCAATGTATAACTCATCGTCACGTGCAAATCTATCAGTATTAATAGGTGCTTGAATAATGTAACAAGCAGAACCGATAGAACCTTGATAACGTTCAAAGCCGTCAAATACACGTGGGTCTTTTAAAATACCAACTTGACGATAGTCGTTTCCAACCACGACACCTTGGTTAAGGTCGTTAGAAATGTTAGTGTATAACATCAAAGAACGTGCAAATAATTCTTCTGGGGAGTTCTTACCATGACCGCCATATGGAGAAATAATTGCTCTTAAGTTAGCAGCATAACCGTTACCAATAACTTTAACGTTTGCATATGTATAACCCTCACCCCTGTTAGTGATTGTTACTTTAGTAATAGCATTTGTAATTGGGTCAATTGTAGCTTCAGCAGACGCACCAACACCATCACCCTCAATAGCGATGTTTGCAACACCATAAGAATAACCACCAGAAATAATTTGGATAGCGTCAACAGTTCCAGCTGGTGTTAAAATTTCGTTGTTGGCTTGTTGAGAAGAAATAGCACCAAGGCTCAAATCTGCAACTAGAGAAGCACCTTCACCGTCGCCTGTGACGTTAATAGTAGCTTTTGTGTAACCAACACCTGGATCATCAACAACTAGATAAACTAATTGACCGTTATCAACAATAGACGAAATCTTAGCTTCTGATTTTGTTGTTAAGAAGTTAATCTCTGCATCACTCACAACTGTGGGATCAGTGATAGTTGCAGTTGGGTTGACAGCATAACCTGCACCATATCTTAAAACTGCATAACCAGTTGCAACAGTTCCGTCTTTTCTTAAAGAAGCAACCTTACCGATATATCTTAAACCAACACCATATGTTGCAGAAGAACCATCTCCGCTAGTAAAAGTAGGAGCAGTTGTAGAAGTATAACCGTCTGAAAGAATCTCATAAAGGTTTTTAATACCATTATCTTCATAATATACAGTATCACCTTCAAAAACTTCAGTAGATGATTCCCATGGAACTGAAGTGTATTGAGTACCAGAAGTCCAAGAAGGAGCAATATGTCCGAAGAATCCAGACTCTACAACTGTATACAAGAATGTACCGTTAGAGAACTGGTCATTAGTATAAACTTCTAAACCTTGTTCAAATGGAGTACCAAACGTTACAGTCGGTGCACTAGTATAACCTTCTCCTGAATCAATAACGTTTGTTGATAGAACACGGTCTGCATATAATTTAGAACGAACAGTTGCGTATTGTCCGCCACCACCAGTAATTGTAATTTCTGGTGCTTTAATATAACCAGAACCAGCATTAATAATAACAACTTCTCTGACGCCACCATTTAATGTTACGTGGTCAATAACTCCAGTTTCAACAGTAGCTTCAGCTGTTGCAGCAGCACCGCCACCACCAGTAATAGCTACAGTTGGGTCAGTATATCCACTACCGCCATTTGTTACTGTAATGCCTAACACTGGAGAACCAGAAAGAATAGCATTAATAGCAGCACCAGTACCAGAAGGATCTTCAATGATAATTGTTGGTGTGGAAGTATATCCCTGACCACCAGAAACAATTTGAACGTTAGTGATTACACCGTTTGTTACAATAGGTTGTAATAATGCACCAGTACCACCACCAGCAGTTACTGTTAAGATTGGAGAAACGTAATTTTGTCCACCATTGGTAATATTAATACCATTAACAACAGATGTGCCAATTAAAGCAACAGCACTGGCACCAACGCCAGTTGGATCAGTAATAGCTACAGTTGGTGCAGAGGTGTACTGAATACCAGCATTAGTTACTGTAATTTCAGTAATATTTCTATCGTTTCTAGTATGAACAGTGCCTTTTAATGTAGTACCTTTATATTTCAAAGCAGCAGTACCATTTAGAACAGTACCGTTTCTGTGAGTTGGTGCTACAGAAGCAAAAGTTCCTGGTGTAATAACTTCGTAATAATCTTTAGTTGAAGCATTAAAGATAATTTGACCAAGGTTAACACTACTGTTTGGAATAAAAGCAGAAGCAGTAGTAAACGGAGGGCTGAACTCAATAGAAGGGTTTGTATAACCAGAACCTTCTTCAACAACCTGAGCTGCAGTAATATAGATTGGATCAGATTCTCTATAACCGTCACCAAGAACAGAAATAAGAGCAGTTGAATAACCTTGACCACGACCAGTGATATAGATGTTATCAATAGTACCGTTTGAGTAGAAGTGATTAGTTAAAGCTGAAACAACAGGAATATACTCGTCTGTGTAAAACTTGTTACGAAGGTTAATTGGAATGTTATACATAAACTTCCAAACATAACCATCGGCAGTTTTAATTGGCTCTAACTGAGTTCCAGTTGGTTTATTTCTAGAGTAAGCACCGTTATTATTATCCAAGCACTTATAAACGTTGTATTCGTCAGTAACAACGTAGAAATTACAATCTTCTAGTTTTTGTTTACCAGTTGAAGAAATACCAATAACAGTCTTTAAGTTTGCTCCAGTACCAGAAGGAGAAACAACAGTAATTGTTGGTTCAGATGTATAGCCAGTTCCAGGAGATGTTAGAATAACACCTGAAATTTGACCTTGCGCAATTTCAGAAACAACTGCAGTTGCGCCAGTTCCACCACCACCAGAAATAACTAAATTGATTTCATCAATGTTAATATAACCAGCACCACCAGAAATAACATTAACGCCAAGAACTTGATCGCAATACTTGTCGTCGTACATATCATATACAACGTCTGATGCCCAGTCTAAACGACGAATAACGAATGCTACGTCTGATGGTTTGATTTCTTTAATTGTGATGATTTCATTACGAACATCGTGTTCGTATGTTAAACTATCAACAGGATACGGTGGATTATTTTCGTCAGACCATTGTAATGTTTGACCTAAAAAATAATAGTATGAAGACGATTTAGTAACAACGTCTCTATAAACACCTTCTGCGAGTGATTTATACAGAATGGTTTTTACTAATTTTGAATCGTTTGCCATATTTTTTATTATCCGATAACTGTTTTTCTTAAAATCATCACAAAAAGTTTATATTAGTTTACTGTAACTTTCCAAGTAACAGCGATAGTATCACCAGCTTGTTTGTTAACAACTGGGAATACTGTACGGCAAAGCATAGTACCACCAACAGAAGCGTTGAAAATACCAGCTTCAGTAATAGCACCAGTACCAGTACCAGCTGGGAATGTTGCAGTATAAGTGATAGCATTATTTTCTTGCAAAGCACCAGATAATAGTACACGACCAGTTTGAGTACCTAGTGTAGTATCGGCATCGGCTGGGGAAGCAGTACCAGTACCGATACCCATATGTGACATATGGACTGGAACGTCTGCAGCTTCTGCAATCATTTTACCAGCAATGTAAATTTTTCCTGTTGCAACAACTAGGTTAGGAACCTCAAATTCTTGAGTCACTTCACCTAATAAATTAGTCTTGGTAATTTTTACCATACCTTTGGCTTTAACGCCAGAATCAATTAACTGTTCAGTCATTTTATCTCCTTTATTTTCGAGACTTACCATGTGGAAGGTCTACTATTTGCGTAATGTTCTTCAAAATAGCCACCAAAATCGTATGGGTCTACTGTAATATAACCAGTATGACCAAAATTAGCAGCAGTAAGTGTGTCAATATCCATATTTAGGCTTGCCACCAGAGTTCTATCTTCTAAAAGAGAAATAGAATCTGTTCTACCTTTTGTGAACGTTTGGTTAAATACTTCATTTGATGCAGTGGACACTGTATCATCTGTCGTTCTCTTTGTAAATGTTTGTACAAGATAATCTGTAACAAGAGCTTGTTGGTTGGCAACGTCAGAATCAAATCCGAATGCCTTATTAAATACTTTAGAGAATTCTGCTTCAGTGTGCGAAACGCTGAACGAGTCTACGACGTATTTTGTGAAAGCAATTCTTTGTAGAGAGTCAGAAATACTCTGAGTTGTTGATAAATCCTTGATAAAATTATAATATACAATTTCAGAGAAATACACAGAATCGTATAAAGTAACACCAAGAGATTTTACTAGAGCGTCTAAACCAACAGATAATGCAACTTTGTTATTAATACTATACTCACCAAACATCGCCATGCCAGAAGGGTGTAACATTGAGCGAACGACAGAAGCATATGATTGTAACTGTTCGTCAATCTTTAAAACATAAGCAAATGCTTGATAGTAATATGAGTCTTGAATAAACATGGAATCGTTTAAGAAACCATCGTTTGTTCTATAATATCCTGGATACTTAACAACAGCACCAAGAGAAACGTCTAATAATGCTGGGTCTTTACCTTGAGTGTCAGAAGCATTAATAAAGAATTGACGCTGAATAGTACCAACATAAGAACCGTTAGCATATCCATAAGAACCATAAACTTTAATTTGTGGTGCTTCAAGATAACCAGAACCTTGATTTGTAATAGTAGCTGCTGTTATAACGCCATTAGTAACAGTTAATGTTGCCTGTGCTTTTACAGCATTATTAATAGGTATCCCATTAACATCTACTGGCGGTGGAATATCAATAGTTGGTTTACTTAATGTATAACCCGAACCACCGTTTACCACAGTTAAAGAAACTATTTTACCAGCATTTTGACCAGTACCCATAACAGGGGTAATAAACGCACCTCTACCGTGTTCTGTAATATCCCAATAATCGCCAGAACTTAGATAACCACCCTCTGTAAAACCGTTAATTTTTTCAGAAAAATAGTATGTGTAATCATCACCAATATATGGAGTAGCTTGAAAACCAAATCCAGTTGTATCTCCTGGCGCATTATTAATGGTGAATGCTATGTCTGTATAACCAGTACCTCTATTTGTGATATTAATATCAACAACCTTACCAGCATCAATACCTGTACCAAGAACTGCCTCAGCAGTTGCTCCTTCACCATCACCAACTACTGTAATAATAGGAGGAAGGGTGTAGTCTGAACCTTCATCATCAATTGATACGACTGTTAATCTATCTTGGACTACATTATATGAAATAGAACCAGAACCGTCTGCTTTTACAATCTTTCTTCTAGTTGAAACCGCAGATGATGGTAGAACAGTAGCTGAAAAGTCTGTTTTATAGTTTAGACCAAATTTGATAACATCGATAGTTTTTAAACCACCGTTACCATCAATTGTAGAAACTTTGAACCAGAAAGGAGTACCTTCACCAGAAGATAACTGGAAAACCATACCTGGTTTAAAGTTTTTGCCAGCCTCTTTAATTTTAATCTTTACAGTTGAAGGTAAAATTTGTGCTTGGAAAACTGAACCATATTTAATAGAATCTTTAGGTGTAATATCACCATAGAAATTTCTATTAACAAACAATTCATAAATTTTGTCTTGTTCGTTTACAACTAATACCTTTTCTACTGTAGCAGTAATTGTACTTGCAGCGTCAACGTTTTTAATAACTTTTGAGTTAAAAATTCTCTTAGCTGTCTGAATTGTTACATTCTTACCAATTAAATCATATGGATCACCTTGTAACACCTGAACAAAGATAGAAACGTCTTGCGTCCAACGACCATCAGAGATACGAAGCATCTGACGTCCTGGGTAATCAATATAAACGTCTTTACCATATAAAAGACGGAATAGTAATTTGTATGATGCTTCAGAACCTTTTGCAAGGTATTGTTCTTTGATATGCTTTAATAAGAAGCGTTCAGTGTCGTAATTGTTACTAACAACTGGATAGTTGTGGGCTAATTCCGCTTTGAAATATTTGATATAATCATCTAGTGTTGTATCAATATCTCTAAGAGAATATAAATCAACACCTTGATTATCTAAAAATTCATAGTATGCTTCAACGAATGCAACAAATGTTGGGTATTCTGATTGTACAAATTCTGGCAGCTGACTCGCTACCAGATTTTTTGTAGATACTCGTTTAAACTGCGGTTTGATAGCCATACATTAGATATTTCTGATAGAAGTAAAGATATAGTTCTTACCAGCTTGGTTAGAACCAGCAGCAGTCATATCGTTTACAACCTTAACATTTAAGTAGTTTCTAGCAACTTGTACAATTTGGTTATATGCTGTAACAACGTCATATGATTCTGGTTTTAAAACAAACTCGAATGTTGCATCAGCCATAGAAGTGATAGTCAAGTTACGAACGATTAGAGTACCTTTTGAGTAATTAACTTCGCCAATTTTTGGATTTACAATATACTTATTCTGCTGCGCATCGAAGTAGAATAAACGCAAGTTACCCTGACCGTCATCGTCAATATAGTGAACGTTTGACGTGTTGGGGATATAGAATCCAGTTGAAATAACAGACTCAGCTGGAATAGTAGAGTTAAAGATTGGGTTAATCATGTTTAACTTATACTCTGAAGATAAGTTATATCGTGGAGTAAATTCACGACGAACTAAAATCTTTGTCGTGTTGTTTACAATAGCTTGGTCAACTTCGTCAATTAGACGTACTAGTTGAGAATAGCGTAGAACACCATCAAACTTCTGTAAGTTAGTATCATCATATGCATAAATTGCATCACGAATAATTGTTTCTAACTGAGCAGGGGTTTTATCAGAAACTTTAGAGTTGTAGTAAGCTGTAACGTCAATCTGAACGTTGAAGTATTCTGGGTCAATAAA